TTTCTGAAGAAGAGCGTGATAGCCAAGAGCCCCCACACCAATGCTGCGCTCTTGTTGAGCAGAGAACCTGGCTCTGTAAATAGCATCAGGAGCATTGTCAATAAAATACTGAAGTACATTATCAAGCATTTCCGCCACGTCCCGTAGAAAAAGTTTATCGTTTTTCCAATCATCATAATACTCCAGATTTACAGATGACAGACAGCAAACGGCTGTGCGTTGTTTATCTGTAGGTAAAATAATTTCACTGCATAGATTTGATTGCTTGATGCTCAAACCTTTTTTCTTTTGAAACTCTGGCATTGCACGATTGCTTGTATCAATAAAGTGGATGTATGGCTCACCTGTCAGCATACGTGTTTCAAGGATGCGCTGCCACAATTCACGTGCGCTTACTTTGTCACGGATTTCACCGCTATGTGGGTCTTTGAGTTCCCATGTATCATCAGCATCGTGGTCGAGCATACACTTTTCAATCAACAGCATAAAGTCATCAGTGATATTGATACCATGATGTAGATTCAGTGTGCGTAGGTTAGGATCACCCGTGGGCTTACGCATCTCTAGAAAATTGATAATATCAGGATGAGAAATGTCAAGATAAGCAGCATAAGAGCCACGCCTTGTACGACCTTGTCTATATGCCAGTGAAGATGCATCGTAAGTACGTAGATGAGGCATGATACCAACGGACTTATCATCAGCAGAACGAATACCCAAGCCGATTCCAACACCACCTCCTAACATTGAAAGCCAATTTACTTCCGAAAGAGTATTGACCAAACCTTCTGCTGAATCATCCAAATAGGGAAGAAAACAGCTAATAGGCAAGCCACGCTTAGAGCGACCGAAAGATAAAATAGGAGTAGAATAAGATAACCAATGCTTACTACTATAATCGTAGAGCCTCTGAGCATGAGCAGCATCAGTTGCAAAGGCAGCGGATACAAATGCAAATCTTTCTTGAGGACTTGTTTCGTCTTCACGCATGTATGATTCTTTGAGTCTTTTGATTCCGAGTTCATCGAATAATTTATCTCTCTCTAAGTCTATTGTAATGCTGCTCTTATCTACCATTTCTTCTCCATTGTTATTGTTCTAGTGCTGCTACTACGTTTGGAAATTTTTCTGCAATAATTTTCCAGCAAGCCGCTGCCACTTCGGCATGTTCTTTCTGTGTACCATTTTCCATACGCAACTGACAGTAGTGAACCCAACTACGCAGTGTACCATTCATGTACATGCGTGACTGTGTGTTGCCCTCTGGTAATACTACACGTGCTTGTTCTTTTGCAATACCATTTGATATCGCCCAATCATATGCTGCTTTTGCTTCAGCAATTAGATTGACCTGCTTTGTTTTCCACTCTGACTGCAATTCATTATCGTCAGTCTCAATAGAGTTTTGACGATTCTTCGTATCTTGCAGTCTTGCCTCTCGTAATTCAAAACCTAAATCTTTTGTCGGGTCAGCATATCGTTGGCTGAATTCCTGAAAAGAAAAACTACGATGTCGCAAGATTTGTCTTGCAATGTCCCGTGTAGTGTTTATTTCCATAACAACGTTGACCATTTCGAATGGCGACCAATGTTGATTTTTGATAAGATAACGAATCAATCTAGCAGGGTCACTGTTCATTCCCTGATTGCTTGGATTTGATACACGTGCCATGTGTACAATCAAATCTTCAGCGGAGTTGTGACCTGCATACGGTGCAGTCACACCAACTAACTTCACATTCATAATTTCTTCCAGAAAGTAAATTTGGCTATAGCCTCAAGACCATAAAATGTATTACTATCTATAATCTCTTGAATTTCGCCTGTTGAAAAACCATTTAACACCATCTCATTAATATCTTTACCTTCAATGTTATCTGGCCAAATGACGACATTGTGATTTGATTTGATTGCATTTTCAATCAACTTACACACTTCTTTATTTCTTGGTTCATTGTCAAATACAAGCGTAATTTTTTCTGCTTGAATATTTTTCACCGTCAAAGATAAATTTGCATCACCAGATGCCACACAATTCTTCAGAAACAAACTATCTAGTGGACCTTCAACGAGATACACACGTTCTTTCAAATTCACACGATCCATACCAAAAACAAGTTTATTATCAGAATCGTTTGTTCTCAATGTAACATAGCGTAGTGTGCGGTCGCTTGTCTCTAATGCTCGACCACTCACTGCAATGAGTTCGTTCTGATAATTAAAATACGGTATAACTAGTCTTGCATCTTCAACTAGGTTTTTATCGTGATTTGGAATTAGCGCATCACAAAATGCTTTGTAGTTTGAAGTGAACAACAACTTATCATAATGTTCTTCAGGTATTAAACGGTTCTCAGCGTATGTTAAACAAAAATGTCCACGTGGTAAATTACTGAGCCATTCCCCATGTTCAAATATACTGCGCTTTTGGATGTGACCAAATTTGGGTGGGTTGGTGACGATTCGTGGTGAAAATTCACTTTTTCTGTGATACGTATTGGCAGTTCCGGTTGTGCCCGACTTGTACTTTTCGAGTACATACTCTCCATGTAAGGATGGGTCGATGTGCTTGAGGAAATTGGCGACATTTGTTCCTACTCCACAGTTATGACAGCGATAGAATAAATCATTACCCTTGGCGAACATATATCCACGGGCTTTGATTTTGTTGGTTTTGGAATCTCCACAATACGGGCAAGAGAAGTTCCACAGATTATCACCCTTCTGCTTGAAGTTACGCAAGCGTGAAGAGGTCAATCTCACATATTTTGTATCAATATAAAGAGCCATACTTTCATTGTAACATTACTGCTCACAAAAATCAATCAATTAAAAAACTTTGCCAGGTAGTCCAATTTTACGTTAGCAATAATCCAGGCAATCACAACGACACCGCCGGCAACCATCCACTTCCACTGCATGAGTGACTTGAAGTCATCATCTTCTTTTTGGTTATGTTCGGTAATGTGATCACGAAGTGATTTAATTTCATCCATAATTCTACGCTCAGTCAGTTCAATCTTGTCTGATAGATTTCTGTCCACGGTAGTTATTCTTGAATGAAGTTCTTTGATATCACTTGCGGTATCTTCTCTTCTTTTTTCCATGTCGTTGTAAATTTGGTTGACTACGGTAGCGTTATTATCCGTAAGTTTCTCAATAACACGGTCCATCTTCTCACAAAGGTCTACAAGTGTATAGACCTTCTCTTTGAGAACGCCAACCTCTACTTTGAGTGCTACTTCTCCGTCCATCTCTTACTTCTTCTCAGGAATCTTTGTGCCTTCTAACTTTTTATGCACTTTGATTGTTTTGCAAACTTCTTTTTCTTTTTTAGTTTTGTTATCGAACTCTTTGACGCATACTTTCTTTTCTTCAGCAGCAAAAGCGGCATTAGTCAATGGTGCAAAAAGCAGAAACAGAATCATTGACACTAGGGTAAGTTCTTTTTTCATTTCTTTTCCTTGTTAGTAAATTTTTCGGATGCAGTGAAACCCAACCCACCAAGGACAATATACATTATAGCATCAATTGTCTGTGGATTCAACTTCTTTTCAAAAAATAATTCGGCAATGAAACCAGTAGCAAGCAAAAGAAACGCCGCAAAGGTAATGAATCTTTTGCTGCTAGGCTGATGCTCACCTTCAGCGGTGAGCATTTGTATCATAAAATTTTTCACAGTTCTGGATGTGGTGGTTGTGCCGGTGCTTCTTTACCACCAAAACCTGGTGCAACTGCCGGTGTAAATGCTGCTACTGCGGCAACTGGTGCAGCAATTTCTGCACTGCTGGTTGAAAACGTTGCACTGAAACCGCCACTTGGTGGTAATGATGGTGCTGGTGGTGGTACATATGGCTTGTTTGCAGCATCGATTGCTTTTGCTCTCAAGTCTTTGTCATCGCCAGCCAACATAATACCTGACAGTGTACCAGTCAAGAATGTGGCAATTGGAATAATTAATTCAAAGAATTTGTTATCTACAGGACTCATGCCATTCATTGGCTGAGTAACAAAAATTAAACTGTATAGTACAACAAAAACAATTCCAAAAAGCGTTAAGCCTAAAACTACCCCGATAAAAAATTTTAAACGAGCATTTAATTCTTCAGTA